CAAAGCAAGTAATCCGTCGTCTATAGCTTCAGGGCCTTCTAAATTTGATATTTCTGTAAAGAAAAAATTTAATGCTTTTAAAGCTGCGTATTTTCCCCTTAATTTATCGTCTGATATTGCTTTTGCGTCTTTGTTATCTACCTCGTATTTTATATTTGGATTATTTTTTATATAAGACATAATAGATTTTCTTAATCTAGTTATGCCTTCTCTATATGCTTCTGCTTTGTAATTTAACTCTTCAGAATCTAGATTGTATTTAGTCTTTGCAGCTTTGAATTTTTCAAAATAAGACTTGGCTTTTCCTCCTTGAGCTTTTTCAAATTTTAAAGATACAGCTACTAAAGGAGCATTTTTCTTTCCCCATTCACTTACAAACGCTTGATTGATTACTCCTACAGCTTGTGATGGATCTTGTTTTTTAGCTGTCGCTAATATAGACTGCGCCTTACTTTCGTTTAGCACTACGTAAACGTCTCCAGGACACCACTTATCCGCAGGTAAATTAGTTATCCGTTGTGCGTATTGACGATATTCATCAAATATGCCAGATCTTACCAGTGTCTTTCCTGGATAAGCTTTTTTTAGTGCTAGCGCTTGAGACAGTGGTTGATTTAATAACTGTTGTATTTGTTTACTATATTCGGATTTAGTCAATAATTCTGTTAATTCAGATTTTGTTTTTTCGCTAACTCCGGGTAATTTTTTTATTGAAGCTATTAATTTTTTTCTTGTAGAATTGTAATTTTTTTCGTTGATCGCAGAAACGTCTGAATAATAAAACAATACGACCAAACCCTCTTTGACATTGGTACTAGTTGCGTTATCTGAGCTACCCTTTACAAGTACATTGTATGTTCCTGTTTTTGATTGCAATTTAACGTATCCTATCGATGATTTTCCTTTTTCTATTTTACCTTTAAGGCCTGGTATAGAAGCTATTTGTTGCATCAAATCGAATCTACCCTTTTTATCTTTTATGTTTACTCCATTAAAATAAACTTTATAAGTGTCTTTGGAAACTGGTTCAACTTTAGTTACTGGGTAAGCTGATAAGTTTTTACTTTTTGATAATAGGGATTTTATTTCGTTTTCTCCAGAAGTCGCTTCTTTTATTAAGATGATCTCTTTTATTATTTCGTTTAATATTTTTTGTTCTGACAAATTCTCCTCTTCGCCCCCTTCAGTTTCTTCTCCTCCTTGCGTAGCTACTGTAGTTGGTTCACTAGTCGTAACTTCTCCACCTTCGTCTGACGAAGTGCCCTCTTCAGCGCCTTCTCCACCCTTACTCTTGAGAGGACTTCCGTAACTCAACAATCTAGATATTGCTTTCATTGCTTGTTCTTTCACTCCCACGTTAGATAAGTAATATCTTTTTCCAAATATTATTGCTTGATATACCGCGTCGCCCATATATATCATGAAAAAATATTGTCCGTTGTGCAATACTACTTTAAATGTTGTCGGTTTTGGAGATACTATGAACACAGCAGTTAAGTACTGCTTATAGCTTTTACCCATGAGACCAATTAAATTTTTATTTAACGTAGTATATTTACGTAAAATAAATCCCATAGGATCCTCATCGAATCCTTTTGGAGTTGGAGTATCTTCCATGATTAATCGCTTAAGTATTTCTCCGTTATCGAATATCATATTAATAATTATGCAAAATTTACAATTTACGCTTCATTAGTAGACAATGCACCGTTAGATGCTAATTGTATAGTTCGTATGTTTGTGGGTTGAGAATTGTATTCTGGACGTCTTGCTTGAGATAACCTTGATTTTGCTATTCTAGTGACGCTAACCTGATTTCCTTGATTTCCTCCCAATACATGATAAGCTGTAGCGTCTTCTCCAACGTACAAACCAACGTGACCTCCGCCGTTGCGTGTAAAAGTCAATACATCTCCCAACATAGGATTCGTAACTCTAACTCCAAAATTGTTCCAATTCAATGCCCATAAAGGTTTATCTACGACAGGTCTACCAGCTCTTTGCATTACTACTGCCATGTATAAACCGCACCAAGGAATTTCATCAGCTGTATATGTTTTTTCTAAATTAACTTCTTTGGCCCAACCCATTATTACGGGATTGTGCTTTGTTCCAACCGTTTCAGTTACTCCGTACAACTCTACAGCTTTTAATAAGTGTCTGGGCGCATCTTCTTGCTGGAGCCATTGGTAAGCTTTTGGTATTTTCATAGATTATTTTTTACTTCTTAATGATTTTAGATCTGATGCTTCTATTTCTCCGTCTTTGTCTACGTCTAGTTGTTTTTGTTTCTTACTTAATTTTTGCTTTTCTCTTATGTAGTGACGAACTTCTCCATCGTTATGCTCTTCGTAGTATCCCTTAGCTGCTTGATTTATCAAATCGTCTGCTCTTGATATGTGATCTTCTATCCACGCTGGTAATTCTGTGGACTCCTCAGCGGACTCTAATTTTTGTAATAGTTCAGATACTGATTGCGCTATTGATTTGACATTAGACAGTGTCATCGCTACGTCGTGTCTTTCTTCAGTCAATGGATTCCATGAACATTCCATACATTTTCCTTCGTTAAATTTAGTTTCGCACATGCAATTTGGACAATACGTATGACCGTCTGCCCCTTCTCCAGGATAACTTTGCGATGCGATTCTATCGGAAGCCATGGCAGAATAATCGCTTGGACCCAAACTTGGCATGGTTTCTAATGATCTAACTTCTGCGCCAAATTTATAGCTTTTAGACATATCCATCACGGATTCTTTTAATAGCGTTTTTAGTTTCATTTTATTTTTTCTTTTTTGATTTTTTTGCTCTTTTCCATAACGATGCGTCTACTTTTCTAGCTTGCCCTTTACCTGTTACGAAAGAATTTACTCTAGCCATTGCCCACTGATGTTGACTCGCTCCGGGTCTGTGTCCTCTTTTCCAAGCAGCTAATCCCTTTTCATACACTTGTCTAAGTATCGTTTTAGATATACCGGTAGCTTTTGCCTTATTTGCTAAAGCGGTATCTGTGTTTGAAGATTCGTTAATGCCTTCTTTAGCCATCATTAATTCTACTTTTTTTATTAGCACATTTACTCTGTTTAGCAAATTCATATCTTCACTGCCTGGTTTTGCGTCTTTGACAAGTTTTGCTATAGTAATTAACCCAGCGTGAATTTTATCTAAGTCAGTTTCGTAGTTTACGTCCCAAGATATTTTACCAGTATCTTGATCAATTCCCGTTAATTTGGTTATTGCTCCAGAAGTGGGATCTTTACTTACGCTTCCAAGCTTAAGCTGGTCTTCGTAGTTTTCAACAAGTATGTTTATTAGCTTCATTTTTTATTTTTTTTACCAAACATTTTTTCGTAAGCTGTTGTAGCTGCGGATTTTTTTGTTTTGTATTTCTTTTTTTTATCTTTATCAGCGTAATCAGCTTCCCATTTTCCGTAAGCTGATGGATCGTTACCTTTTAATTTTGACGTTCTTTCTATTTCCCTCTTCATCGCAGCTTTATTTTTAGTTAGGTAAGCTTTATTAACTTTTATACCTGACTTAGTTCTTTCTGCTTCTATTAATATTTTAAGTAGATTCATTTTTTTATCATTAACGTAAGATTTCCAGAGCCCTTGATGAGTCTGTGCCAAACGTACTTCTTTATAAATATCGGTTTATTTATGTAAGCGGGTAATTCGTTGTCTAATTGAAACTTCCAATCAGTTTCTCCTATAGATTCTATAACTCTGTCTTCGGCATCTCTGTGCCACATTAATTCTATTGGATCTACACTATCGCTAAATTGTCTAATGGTGTATTCGCTTGACGTAACTAAGTCGTTGTAGGGTCGACTCATGATTTTTTATTTTATTACCAAAATCCCGTAAAATTGCTTTTTATACCTAATAGACTCGCAAAACGCGGAAGTCTGCAACTCCAATATTTTGGAGTAGTTTTATCTTTTGCTTGAGCACATTTGTGTCTTGCTGCGAAAGATTTTCTTGCTTTCGGATCGTTTATTTTTGCCTTTAATCCAGTAGTATCACCAAAAGTAACTTTTTTTATACCGCCTCCAGGCTTTCTAACGAATACATAAAACTTTTTTGGTCCGCCCCTCTTAGGCTTATTTAACTCTGGTTGTTTCTTTTTTGATTTGTTCTTAACCTCTATTAAAAATTCTTGAGTTAGTGGTAAATCCAAAGGCACTTTAACGCCTTTAAATGTTGCCCATTTACCTATGTCTGTGTTATCGAAATACCAAGAATCTTCTTCGGAAAGTAGTAATTGACCGTTATCGTATAAATTTCTAGCCTCTACAATTACGTCTAGAAACTTAGTTGATTGTGGTCTGTATATAGATTCGTTTATATTGATTTTATTATCTATATGATATATCAAAGCCTCTGAAATCATCAGCCTATTGACTGTTTCGCTAAGCTGTATTTTTCTAGAGCAACAACTATTTTTCATCTATCGTAAATAGTTTAACTTGTAAGAAGTAGATTCTATTAATTTAACTACGTTATCTATTTCGTTTTGTATATAAGAATCTTGCGGACACTGTCTCCTCACCGTTTCTACGAATTTAGAAAGTGCTTTAAAATACATAATGGGATTGTCGTCTTCTTTTACAGCTCCAGATATTTTGTAATTTCTTAATATTCCGTATCTACCTTGATAAGATTCTACTAAGCCATCTATTAAATCTATAATCTCATCGTAGTATTCGTTTAACGCTTTGTGAGCAGCAAAAGAATCAGTTTGCAAATGATAAACATGGGCTTGATTACGACTTTGCATTAAAGCTCCTATAAAAATTGCAAATTTATCCATTATTTTTTATTTTCTTGATCTTCTTCTTTTGCTGGTTTTTTACTTCTTTCTACTTTTTCAAGCTTTGTCATCAAATCTTCTATTTGATCTGCATATTTTGCAACTGCATCTCTGTGTTTACCGGCGTTTGCTGGATCTTCTTTCGCCAATTTTACGTGCTCTTTTCTCTTAGCTTCTAATTTTTCTATTGCAGTAGTTATTTTTTTAGTAATGTTACCTTTTTTAGTCTCTAACTCTTCTAGTTTACCAGAATATTCTTTATGAAGAGATTCTGCGCACTTTTCTGCTTCTTCTAAATTAGAATAAACGCTGTGTACACTTCCGGTGTCTAGGCCACAGTGACTTAATCCGTATACTGGATCGAACTCTTTTAACATTTTTTCCAAAGTCATTTCCCGCATCGGTCTAAGCACTGCGTAGCATCCTCCAATCGTATTGATGCACTCTTTTTTTACTTTTTTTGGAAGGCCTCTATGCTTAGTAGAAGCGTAGTGAGCTACTGAAGATGGTTCCATCGTACTTGCTAATTTTTCAGCCTTAGAAGACACCTTAGAAGGTTTTACCGTGCCTTTTTGAAGGCCTCGTACTATTCCCATTAGCCTTTGTTGCGATACTGATTTTGCCGGCATTTTAGTTTTAATTATAAATATTGAGTTTAGAGTTTGGTCTCTTTTGCCTTTTGTATTTCTTGTTTTACCTGTTCGTATATCTCTTTTTTGTTCCCCCCGTGCCAGCTTTCTACTTCTCCCTGCTCTGTAACTACGCTCTCTGTATGCTTGTACCAAGCTTCCATAGCGTGTTCTAAATCGACTAGCATAGCATTCTTACTATTGTTTTGTTGTTCGCTAACGTATTGTGACCACTTACCTTGTTTTTTTATTTCTGACTCCATGTCTATTACACAATCAAAACATACCCCATGTATTGAATACATTTTCTTATTCAATTCGTGCACTTTCATCGGTTTTTGGCAGTTAGGACAAGTTAATGGTAATACAACTAAACGCTTAATTTTATCAAGCTTTGTAAAATTTTGCTTTATTCCATTTTTTATAGTCCACTGCTTTCCGTTTTCTTCCCAAACGTCTCCCTCTGTATGTTCTTTTTTATTTTTTTCCCAACCCGCTTGCACGTGAGTTCTATCTCCTGACTTACCTCCTATGAGATTTCTCATTCTTTGTACGTCTCGCTTAGTAAATTCTTTTTTTAGCGTAGATTCTTTCATAACGTTATTATTTTGTGTACTTGCTTAATATTAATGTGTTATTTTTTATTAATTTGTCTTTTTTTACTCCGCTCCTACGACTTCTCATAGGTCTAGGTTTTTTTGCAGCTGATCCCATTTTAGTTTATTTTATTACAGTCCTAATTTTTTTAGTTCCTTAATTGTATTTTCTGTAGACGTGTGATGTATTCCAATTCCACCAGCATCTTTCCAACGTTGTATATTATCCGCTCTATCGTCTATCAATATAGAATTTTCTTTTGCGTATTGTTGTTTTTGATACGCAGATTTTAGTATTAAATTTACGTTACCCAACTCTCGATCTACCCATATATGTTTTCCTGTTTTTGAAGATATATCTTTGGAAGGAGCAGACAATATTTCTGGATTGTACTTGCTTATGTATTTCCATAAGGCTTTCCCGTCGGCTGTCCATTCTAATTCGGACCAATATTTTTCTCCCGCTTTAGTTATCGGATCCCAAAATTCTTGAGAATTGCTGACGTGTTTCCCTTTTAAATCTACTCCTGTTAAATCTTTGTATCCCTTTTCAAAATCCACAAGCACTCCGTCCATGTCGCAATATATTTTATATTTTGACTTTGATAAAGACTCGTATATGTGCGGATTCTTTTTTCCATAATTCCTCATTATTACTCCAGCGTAACTATTTGCTGTATTTTCTTCATTAGATCCAGTTTTACCTGAATCGGGAGTGAGCAATCCTTTTTCGTTTTGTTTGTGGTGTATCAATTCATGAGATACAGTGCGTAATACGTCTGCTAAATTTCTATTTTTTATATATACAACTATAGATTTTGCCTTGTTATCGTATTCTCCAAAACTAAATCTATTTAACACCCAACTTTTATCGCCTATTAGCGTTATTTTGGGCATTTTTTGAATCTTTAGTACTTTTTTACAGTACAAAGCAAATTCATATATTGTTTGTATTTTTTTATTTTCCATTACTTACCAAAAGAAGATTCCAATCCCTTAATTATAAAAGATCCTGTTATTTTGTAAGGTTTATCGTAAACTTCTTTGTCTCTAATCACTATTCCCTCTTGATCTTTTACAGAACCTAAAGGAGAGTTCATTGAAGATAATACATCGTCTCCTAATACCATCGTAGCGTTGTATATTACGAACGAATCTACTGCTAATTTAGCGTCTTTTTCGTCTTCTATTAATTCGTCTACGGGTTTTCCGTTTAGTATCCATGTAAAAACTTGCTTACTTAACGCATCAACTTTTTTTCCTCCCTTTAATTTAATAGTTTGACCTTTAGTGTTATTCGCTTGATCCAACCAAGACTTAAGGGATTTTGTTTCTTTTTTATCTTTTGTATAATTAACTGTATAATTCTTAGATAGACTGGAAGCGAAATTGGGCTTCTTATCTAAAGTTGCAGGAATTTCTCCCACAACTTCAAATTCGTATTTTTTTGCTACTTTATCTACTTTTTTTATTAGATCTTGAAGCACTTTTTTATCGTAATTAGTTTCTTTTGATACTCTTTTAGTCGGACTAACTCTCTCTAATTTTAGTAAATTGTGTATAGCTAAAAAATTGCTTTCGTACTCTTGCACGTTGCTCTTTCCCTCTACGTATTCTATGTTAAACATTACGTTTGGATCGTTCAACATTCCCAATTTTTGTAACTCCGGCTTTATTTGTGGCAGAGCTTCGTTGAATATGTCTAACACTTTTCCACCTACTTTTATCATTCCGTGGCCTTCTCCAAATCTACCCAATAGATCGGATTTAGTTATACCCTTTACATCGAGGGGTTTATTTGATCCCCTATCCATTACGAATTGCTTTTTACCATCAACGTCAGCTAATCTAATCGATGCGTTAACCCCATCTATCTTTACTGGAACTTTATTGTTCTGTAAGAAGTTAGCTGTTTTTTGGAACACTGATATCAAATCTTTACCAGTTTTTACACTGGGTATATCAAATGGATGGGCCATGTGGCCGGCAGCCCCACCGCAAAGAAGAAGAATTCTGCTATCTGTTTCTACACTATGAATTAATTCAAATAATTCATTAAGAGATATAGATGATTTATACCCTTTTGATTCATTTATTGAATGATGCAACATTTCAAGATTACACCAATGACCAATCACTTCTTCATTGATATCGTTCTTATATCCTTCTAGTATGGAATATTTGTGATCTAAATGCCATTGTCTAGATCTTTTTTTGGCTTCGGGTATTTTATAGAAGTACTTTTTATAATTTTCTTCAGTTATGTGTCTAACTCTTTCTTTATATCCAAAAAAATCTTCTTTATTGAATCGACTTATCCACTCTCCTGTTTCGAATTTTTTTTGATTTATCTTATCAAAATTATTTTTTCCTATAATTCCTATAGTTTCACTTCTTAGTTTCTTAAGTTCTGGCTTATTATTATAGCTTCTTTTTATTGCTTCAGATAATTTTTTTTTATTTTCTGGTCGATTACATATTTCTTTTAATAGATGGTGATTACTCCAACCTTTAGAATTATTGTAATTTTCATCTCCATACTTCTCTAATTTTTTATTTTTTATTTTTCCTTTTACATCGTCTCTTTTAAATGCATTATTTTCTGACATACTCTTTTTTAGTTGTTCACTAATAGTTTGAGCATGGGGATATAATTCTTTATATTCTTTTAAACTTATATTTGGATGTTTAAATTTTAAGTGAAGTGGTGCTATACTTTTTACCATAGTTCCACAAATCTTACACTCTATCTTATCATTTATATGATCGGCAGCCCCTCCCTCGGTCAATAATTTCTTTACGATTCTTTCAAATATTAAAAACTCTTTTAGCGATTTTTGGGTAAATTTATTTTTAAGCATTTCAGCTATTTTTGGATCGTACCAACCAAATATTCCTTTAAAAAGTTCTTTGTATTTTTCAGGATTTTTTGTAGAAGACAGCGCGGTTCTTATAGAAGTGCCGCTCATCTCTCCGTAACCGGGTACGTTCAAAGATACGTTTGGAGCAACAACTAAATATCCATGATCTACGTATCCCTTTAAATCGTTTTCGTTTCCTTTATACGGTTTAAAGTAAGATTCTGTACCGTCTTTTTTTTGTTTCATTGAAAACCTAGGATCTTCTTTCATGTCCTTTTCTCCCACCATGAAAACTACGGCGGTAGTCTTTGGATCGTATTTGGAAGTTACTTCTTCCGCTTTATACGGATTTTTTACCATAACTAAGTTTGCACCGTATCCGTACTTAGATATTATTTGTTTTTTATCTTCAAAAGACAGGGGACTTTTTGGTAATTCAACTTTATTAGACGTAGCTATGTACGTATTTTTATCTCCAAACTTTGATTGTAGCCACTTAAACGCAGCTGCGTGGTGCCTTGAAAATGGTTGGAAACGTCCTGGATAGATCGCTACTATTGTATTTACTACGTTAAGTTCCATATCGTATAAATATATGCTATGGGTGAACTATCTTTGACTTAGTACCTGATTTAGTTATATCTATTATGCTATCAACTACGTCTCTCATTGATTCTATGTGAGATATTATCATAGAAAACTTAAACTGAGTTTTTAAGTAGTCGAATAGCATAACCATAGAATTTAAGTTTTGTCTGTCTAGCGCCCCAAATCCTTCATCTATGGCTATAAAATTAGGTCTTGGTAGTGCAGATACGTTAATTAATGCGACTCTTATTGCCAACGAAGCTATGAATTTTTCCATACCAGAAGTGAGTTCTAAGGGCCAATAATTTTCCTCTCCGTAAGCTATGTAAGCATTGACGTTTTTATCATCGCAATGCATAACTACGTTAAAATCTACTAATTGTGATAATATGTTATTAACTTCCTCTTCTATTTCTGGTATGGTGTTTGTTATTAATCTGTGTGGTATACCGTCTCTGTGAGTAGCTTTAAGATACGATTGATATAATCTAATGGTATCTTGTAAAGATCCTATTCTTTGTATGCTATCTTTACACTTTTGTACGGTATTCTCTGTTAGCTTTAAGTTTACTGTTTGATCAGTTAATTCTTTTTCTAAAGCTAGTATTTCTTTTTCTATTGACTTTAATAATTTGTTATTTTGTTCTATCTCTAACTTTGTTTTTTCGTTTTTTTCTCTATTAGACGACTCAATTTTACAAGTTTCTATTTCCTGATCTAAGGTTTTAATTAGAGATTTTTTATCTTCTATGTCGCGAGTTAACTTTTCGCAGTCTAAAGAATACTCTTTTAGCAAGATCTTGCTCTTTTCAATATTCTTGTGAGATTGTTCTAATTCTTGATACTTAATCCTTAAAGCGTAAAGCGATTTTAACTCTTGATCTAACTTATTTTTTTTGTCTTTAATTATTTCTAGCGCTTTTTTATCTTCGCTAAGAATTTTTTTAGTGTTAATAGCATCTTTTACAAAAATATTGTTCATACAATACTTACAATTCTCGTCATACTCTAGTTCCTTAAGTTTATCTAATTTCTCGTTGTGAGAATCTAACCTTAAGGTAATCTCTTTTAATTCCAATTCGCAGTTGTGAACTTCCTTTTGCTTTTGTTCGTACCTATTTTTTATATCTTTTAATTCACTTACATCTAACTTACTTATGATTTCAGTAAAATCTTTTATTTGTAAATTTATTTTATCTATTTCAGTTAATTTGTCTTCTAATTTTTTGTTTATAGACAAAATTTCTTTTTGAGTTTCTGTTTTTTGTTTTTCTATCGTCGTAATATTTCTTTTTACTGTTATAGAAATGATAGAAGAACTTAAATCCATTAACTTTTTACTAATATTTGATCTTTCCTTATCTTTGTCTTTCTTTTTTTCTTTTATTTCAGATATTTTTTGCTTGTGGGCGCTTATTTCTAACTCAGAGTGGGCCAACTCAGCGTAGTAATCGTTTTTTTGAAATTCTTTTAACACTGCAAGTGTGTCTCGAGTCTCTTCGTTAGCTACGTTGTACAAATTTTCAAAGATATTGATGTCTAAAAATTGAGCTAATAGGTCTTTTCTATCGCCCTGTTTCATATCTATGAATCCAGAATTTCCTGATTGAGCGCTCAACGCTGTCAATAGAAAGTCCTCGTAATTTCCTATTACTTGTCTTATGTTTTCGTTTGTGTCGCTTCTATCTTTACCGTTTAGAGATACTTTATTGCCACCGTCTTCGTAAAAGAAATCAACTTCTACTCTAATGTTTCCAGATTTTTGTCTAAGACCTCTACGTTCTATGGTATATAACTTTTCATTAAGTTCAAATTTTAACTTACATTTAAAATTATTTGATTGATTGTTCATAACTAAACCTGATTTTGTGGTTTTTGAACATTTATCAAACAAGCAGTAAGTTATTGAATCTAGTAAAGTAGATTTACCGCTGGCGTTGGGAGCAAATAATCCATATATTCCTGTCATTGACTCAAAATCTATGACATTGTTTTTACCGTAAGAAAACATGTCACTAAATTCGAATCTTTTTATACTCCAGGTGGTATTTCTAGGTATGTCGGGTCTACTTATCTTTTTGTTAAATTCTTCGTTTATCAAACAAACTTTATCTATCTCTTTTTTTGTTAACTCACCTTGATCTTTTAAAAATTGCCTTAATAAATCGTTTTGGTGATGAGTTAGTCTCAAATCTAGATACTGCCTTCGTTGTATGTTTGAAGATCCAGAAGAAAAGTCGTTAACCTTTTGCATTGATACCTCTATGACTTTTCTATTCTGTTTTATTTCACTAATAATCTCTTTTAACCTAACTTGAGACGTATCTTTGTGCTTTATTCTTAAGTATATATTATGCGGATATTCTTCAGGTATGTCCTGATAAACTCCGGCTACGACCTCCACTGTATAGAACGCTGTGTCGTTGTGTATATCGACGAATTCTCCAGTCTTAGCCTGTAAGTCCCAAATCATTATTCCGTGACGCAAGTCCTCGCCTTGATTTTGTTGAATTAACGATCCGGGGTAAGCTATTGTTTTATTTTCATTTAAAAACTGTCTTTTGTGTATATCTCCCAAAAGGACTAAATCAAATCCATCGAAATCGGAAACTTGTATTCCCCCCTCTTTAAGCATGTAATTTCCTTCAAGCAACGCTCCGTATATTGGACCGTGATATAAAGCAATTTTATAATCTCCATCGATGTCTTGAGCTTTTGTATATTGTTCTAACTTATCAAACACAGACCAATGAGCAAACTTTATACCTCCTAACTCTATAACTTGTGATTTTTTTAAGTATATTAAGTTTGTGTGATTTAGCGCGTTAACTATAGGAGTCAAACTATCTAACCTATGATCGTTATTTAAGTTTGCGTCGTGATTTCCTGGAATTACTATGGTTGGGGCAATATTGGCTAGCGAAGAAAAGAACAGTTGCACTTCTTGAATTAACTCTGGAGTGATATCTGTCTTAGCATGCACTATATCTCCAGTCAAGCATATCATTGAATTTTTATTAGCCTTTACTTCCTTTTTTAAAAGCTTATAAAGTCTGTTAAAAACTTTAGAATATTCTTCGTGACGCTTAAAGTTTCTTATGTGTACGTCAGATATGTGATATATCTTGTCTAATTTAATGTCTTTTAATTCCATTTATACTCCATCTTTTTTGCCACAAGGTCAGAAAACGTAAAAGGCTTTGCTGTTTGAAATAATTTAGTCATATTTGCAAATCCTAAATTAGACGGGTCTTTACCTTGAAGTTCTATTAAGTATATCTCTTTACCGTAACTTAATAATTTTTCTGCGTAATGTATAGATTGTTTTATGGCATCGTTATCTAACGCCAAATATATAGTTTTTACTTCTGATTGTACTAATTTTTTCATTAGCGCCGTTGAAATAGTTTTCCCGAACAGCGGCACAGCGTTTCTCTTTATTGCTATAGCATCAAACGCTCCTTCGCACAGTATTACAGGAACTTTCCAATTTATTAAGTATTCCATACCTATTATTTCATCCTTTTTCACAGAAGGCGAATCGTATTTTAAGTATGCGTCACTTTCGTAAGATCTAGCAATGAAATAATCCAAATTACCCATTTCTCCGTAAGACGGTATTATAATTCTTGATCTATACCTACCAGTTTTACAATATCCGATATTATACTTTTTTATGTCCTCTGTAGAAATACCACGCTGCTTAAGGTAAGCTATAGCCCGTCTGTAATCTAACGAATTGTCGTTATGCAACATTGAAATATATTCTTTGGGTAAAGTTACAAATTCATTTTTGGTTGTATCTACATTCAAATTTACATTGTGAGAAGAGAAGTAAGAAGCCATCTCGTGCAATCTTTGACGATCGACATTTAACTTCTTAAATAAAGATACTGGAGTTTTACCTTTAGTTGGCGGAGAACAAGTCCAACAGTTGTATTGACCAGAATTAACGTTTACTACGAGTTTAGGTTTCTTATGTGCACACACAGGACAATGAAATACGTAATTACTGGTATTTCTATCACGCTTACCTCTTCCAAGTACTGACTCTAAGAGCCCCAAAACTAATAAATCTTTATCCATCAATATAAATTAAACACTAATTTATCGATTTTTAAAAATTAAATTTTGTGTATAATTAATAATCACTTAAAAGATTTATTTCTTTTTGATTGGAATTGTGATTATTTTTTCCTGAGTTACTCAGGGGGGAAACAGCTGACAGCATAGCTATATATATTATAATAAGTATTAAATGAATATAGATAATATAGATATAGACAATATAACAGAAGATGATATTAATTTAATATATGCTTTTTTGGACGATAATTTTTTAGATTTTAACGAATTAGAAAAACATATTTGGATAGAATTCATAACTTCTATAGATAAAGACTTTAGGGCTGAATTGATAAAAGAAAAATTAATATGAGTAAATCTGTTACGTTGTACACTTTATCTGGATGTAAAGTGTGTAAATACGTTAAAGAAAAATTAATAACTATAGTTAACTTTCAAGAAATACAGTGTGAAAGCTACACAAATACTTGTGATTACATAGAAGATAAATTTGGATGCGAGTTATATCCTGTAGTTGAAATATACGAACACGGAATTATAGCTAACTTAGACATTGTGTATGCAGTTGATAGGTACGACCAGCTTGGATCTAGGTATATGGTGTGGTCAGGACCTTACGAATTAAATAATGGCATGCCGTGCGAAACAACAAATGTAACTATTCATTCTGTGTACACCAAAGAGTTAATTGTCCAAACTACATTAAAATTATTAAATTCATAATAACAAAAGTTATAAACAATGAAAAAATTATCAGAAGATCAAATTTTAAAAAATTTAGAAGAGTTTTATGGATACATTAATTCGTACATCCAATCTCCCAGAAAAGAACAATTATTAAATTTATATAAGGGTAGAGAGCTTGTATTAACAACTGCTCCCGCTTCTTCAAAACTAAGTCATCACAATTGTTTTCCTGGAGGTTACTTAGAACATGTCAATAGAGTTGTAAAGGCCTCTTTGGTATTAGACAAAGTTTGGGATAAATTTGATCAAGTGAAAGATTATAAGCTAGAAGAATTAGTTTTTTGTGCCATCAATCATGATCTTGGAAAATTAGGCACAGACGAAGAACCGTTCTACTTGCAAAACGATTCTCAGTGGCATGTAGAAAAACAAGGCGCGTATTATAAGTATAATACTAATATGATTCACATGAGAATAGCCGATAGATCTTTATTCTGTCTTCAAGAATTTGGTATAGCTATTAATGAAAGGGAATTTCTTGCCATAAAATTGCATGATGGATTATATGAAGAATCAAATAAACAATATTACATGCCTTATGGTAACGAATTTCAAATAAAAACAAATATGGTGTACATATTACACCAAGCGGATCTCATGGCATCAAGAATAGAATCACAAATAAATACAAAATAATATGTACGAAGGAATAATCATTACTATATGCATGTGGATATTAGCAGGTATAGCGTATGCAATTATCAATCTTTACAAGAAAAACGTAAAGCTAGAAAACATGCTAAACGAGCAATCTAAATTCACTAACGATGTAATATTTTTACTCGATGATTTTAACGCGTTAGTCAATAAAATCGATATGACTATTTGGGTGCAATCCGATCCGGAGCTTAGATCACTGTTTGATAACATTAAAGAATTACAAAAAACAGTGCAATCGTTCACTGGACGAAGATAAAATACCACCATGGAAGAAGAAGTATTATTAACTAAGAAAGGTAAACCTAGAAAGCGTAAGCCTAAGACAAAAAATAACTATTTTACTCAAGAGACTGAGGAAGCTATTTTACGCTATAGAGACGCTACTAGCGAATACGAAAGAAATAAGATATACAATGCTCATATTCATCACGCTTTATATAAATTAGCGGAAAATATAATACACACATTTAAGTTCTATTATACAGAAGTAGACAATATAGAAGATTTAAAATATGAGCTAATATCATTCATGTTACAAAAAGCTCATTTTTACGATCAATCTAAAGGAAAAGCGTATTCTTATTTTGGTACAATAATTAAGCGATATCTTATAATATATAACCAAAAAAACTATAAAAAACTAGTAGCTAAAGTAGAACTTAACGAAGTAGATAACTCTGAAAAAACTCACGAAAAGATAGTAGACAATCAGTTTGATTCCCACTTAGATAGATCTAAATTACTCGATGATTTTATACAAATAATGGAAAAAAAGATACCAACTATGTTCGATATAGAAGACGAACTAAAAGTTGCGTATTCTTTATTGGAAATATTCAAGCGAAGAGAGTCAATAAACGTATTTAATAAAAAAGCCATATTCATATACATAAAAGAAATGAACGATGTGCAATCTAATACGATAACAAAAGTGATAAATAAGCTAAAAAAACTATATAAGTCTACGCTTAATTACTATATAGAAAATGTAGATTGAGCGTATTTATATATAAAATTAATATGGAAATACAAGATAAAGAGCTTTTTCCTGGGAAGAAGGTGTCTGACATGATGAAGGAAGCCTACAATCAACACAAAAAACAAAGTGAAGTAATATCTTCAGAAATACAAAGGTTATTGGGTTACATAGAGGGGACAGGAGACGCTATAGTTATAATTCCCATAGTTAAAGACTTGTTAAATTCTAGTCTAAAGAACGATGAAGTACTCGTTAAATTAACTCAAATAATTAGTAAAGCTCAAGAGCCAAAAGAGAAAGATCAAGGGGAAGATAGTTTAATATCAGAAAGCGAAATACAACAACTACTTAGAGAAGTAAATACAAGTCCCGCTCTACCAACAAGTCAAGACACTAAATAATATATGCTATTCTCAAAATCGATAGATTCTACAATAGGAAATTCTGCTGGTAATCATTTCGTTATTGGTAGAGTAAAAAATATTGTTCTTGGAGAGTATTTTGATGATAGTAAAACCAAAAATCCCGAATTTAGCAATTATTCAGACATAGGTAAAATAAATTTTGAAATATTATATTCTACTAGCGATATGCCATCATCGGCTGCGGTATCTAAGCCGGCTTATCCCATATACGGACTAGTAAAGCAATATCCACTAATAGGAGAAATAGTTTTAATAGTTTCTGGACCTAGTAGAAATCTAAACGAAAGCTATTCCCAGCAAGATTTATATTATTATCCTCCGTTTAACGTTTGGAGAGATGTACATCATAACGTATTTCCAAATTTGTCAGTTTATTCGGATTTTGAAAGAAAAAATAACGGTAATAATTCTTATCCAAACAAACAAACTGGAAGCGCACAGGATTTTCCAATGGGATACACATTTACAGAGTTAGATAATATAAAAAGTCTAAGGCCTTTTGAAGGTGATTCTATAATAGAAGGGAGATTTGGCCAATCAATAAGATTCGGTTCTACTGTAAGTAGAATGAAGTCAGAGAATCCTTGGTCTTCTTACGGAGAAAATGGTAATCCAATAACTATAATAGCAAATAAAAAAGGTAAATCAAAGAATCCTGATAAATTTTCTACTACTGTAGAAGACATTAATTCTGATCATAGTTCTATATACCTAACAAACGGACAAGTTATTATCATGTCTGAGTTAAATAATTATCCATTCGAATCATACGGAGGTATTGCTACTCAATCAGAAGAAGTTATATACATTGATAAAGTTCCTGTAATTACTGCAAATTCTGACGCTAGCACACAAGACAAAATTTCTTTAAATGTATAAACCACAATTTCCATATAAAAGCGATCAAATCATACTACATTCTGATAGGGTGATGTTGTTTGCTAAAAATGATTCTGTTTTTATTTTAGGTAAACAATCTGTTGGAATTTCAACTCAAAATACATTTAATGTAGATGCAAAAGTTAGTACTATAATAAACTCTCAAAAAATACAATTGGGTTTTAATTCAGATCAGCAAGTTATGCTTGGGACAAATTATGTAAGATATTTACGAGAGTTTTTATCTGAACTCGATTTAGGAGTAGCAACACCACTAAAAACAGCAAACGCAAGTAATATACACACGACTATGTTAAACATATCAATAGCAGGTATGAATTTAGAAAAAGCTATAAAAAAGTTTAAAGAGTCGTTAAATAATACGCTATCTAATACGACATACACAAAATAATGGCTAATTTAGAGATTGCTATAAAAAATATACAAAAAAAAGTGATCGATTATAGATCAAAGTCAGTAGAAATATTTGAAGGTAAAAACTCTTTGACAGGATCATCGGTTAACATAAATAATATAAAACAAACTATATCAGATAAAGGCGTAATAAAAATATTAGAAGTAGTAGCTTCTACAGATGTATGTTCAATATTAAATTTCGTAAGTCAACAGACAACTAATTATAGAGGATTCGATCCAGATAAACAACCTCCGCCCTCTGGAAGCTCATCTTTACAAAAGAATAAATATATAATACAAAAAACTGCGTATAAAATACAAAAAAGCATAGATAATTACTATGCTCAAAATGGTGAAGCTGTAACTGTTGGATCAAACGCCGCATTCGTTCAACTTGTAGAACAATTATATTCTGACTTATTAGATCTTAAAAATACATCTAATACTAATGATGGAGAATTAGGTAAAATATATGTAATAATTAATCTATATAATAATTTTGTATCAGAAATGGTAGAATTAATACAATCATTGCCGATACAAAATAATTCATTAGGCGTAAATATAACTTCAAATTCAGAAATACTTAAGTTAAAAAATCAAATAGATAATTTAAGATCTATTTGCGTGTCTATACAAACAATACCAGACAGTCCGCAAGATTTAGCCGTATATGCATTCTCAGCTGCTTCTCCACTATTAATGGAACAAATAAAATCGCTTAATAAAATAGCAGATCCAAAAAAATTAATACCTTTACTTACAGCAATAACTAACACTTGTAAAACTTTATATCAAATATTGGGAATAATAGAAAATTCTATAAGATTTTCTCAATTTATAGTAACTATATCTGTAACTTTTATAAAAATATTTTCTGTAATATCAAAATTTTTAGAGGCGCTTTCTATTCCAGCTATGTTTTCTACTTCTGGACTACAAACAAAATTAAGTTCATTCAATGAAAAATTAAAAAAATATATAGATAAATTTAAAGGCAATATAGACCAGATATCAATAGTATTAAATAATATGGCAAGCTTAGTAGAGTACTTATTGATAAATTTACAATTAGTATTAGAACGATTAGATACAATTAGAGTAAATTTTAGTTCATGTGATAACATAAATGACGAAACTTTAAATAACCTAGATTCTACTATAGCTAACTTAAAATCGGCTAATGCTAATTTAAACAAGTTTTTATCTAATTTTAAAGATAAAACTAATGCGATAAATAATTCTTTTGGAGAATATACGTTATCTATAATAGAAGAAAAACCTGTTGACGATACCGTAAGATTCGTAAGACGATACGGCATAGCTCTTGATCGTAATGGATCAGTGGTAGTTAATACAAATCCCACATTTGCTACGTTAGATAGTGTAATTTACGACGAAGTAAAATTAAAATTAATATCTATAGGAGCCATTAAACCCCAATCTATAGACGGACAAACACAAGTATCCATTGACCGTGCATCAGTATTTTTAGAAGATTCTTCGTTGCTTCAACAAATACCTTCTGATAACTTTGATTCTGCTATAGATCCACCTGGTAACGAAGATGAGTCTGACGGGATTGGATTAAATGCCTTTATTAACAAATTAAGCGGAGGAAAAAGATTAAGAAAGCGAGTACAAGACGCAATGGTCGCCTCTAGAAGACAATTAAACTCAGATTTATCACTAAATAGTAGATAAAAAATAACACATAAATATTTATTGGATATGGAAAAAAAGTCAAAAATAGATCCACTAAGAAGAATTATTAGAGAAGAAGTAATAAATGCGCTAAGAAAAGAGCTCCCAATTCTTCTTGCTGAGCAATTTGAAAGACAGAGAGTCATTAATGAGTCTACTGAATTAAAACCTAAAAAGAATATTAAAGAGTCTCTGAGTAAACAATTAGCTTCCTCGTTTTCTCCCCCATTGACTTTAAATAACTCTGTTCCCAAGCCAGTCGTACCTAATATTGGATTAAATAAAAACAATCCATTGCAAAATTTACTTCAAGAAACTGCCATGTCAATGACAGATCAAGACGATTTTGCGTTCTCTACAGATGACGTGGGCGCTAATCCAATAAATCTTATGCAACCAACAAACGTAAAAGTTGGAGACATTAGAGACACTCTCTCGACAGCAATTCCAAGTTCTGATATATCTATGGTGCAAATAAATACCGTACCAGATTACAACGATCTTATGAATAAGATGTTACAAAACAGAACTATGTAAAATGGCGTATAACGTTAGAAAAATATCTCAACTTGATTTAAAACCTTCTACTTCCATAGGAGTAGCTCTTCCATTTAATTACTCTTCTGTGTTTAAACCAGTATACACAACAAAGGAGCAATTAAAATACAACATAATAAATTTCATGTTAACCAATAAAAGGGAACGCATATTTGCGCCTAATTTTGGAGCTGGATTAAGGTCGTTAGTATTCAGTCAAATAACGCAAGGGAATTTGGAAGAAATAAAAGAAAGTATCACTAGTAAGTTAGAATCTTATTTTCCTTCCATAGATATAATTGAATTCAAATTAAATGGTAATACAGAATTTAATCAGATAAGTATATATTTTACTTATAGTATAAAAAATACAGGTCAAGACGATTCAATATCCGTAATACTGCAAAGCACACAATAGCGATGGCAAATAAACAAGAAATAAAGTACATTAATAAGGACTTTAATTCGTTAAAAAACGACCTTATAACTTACGCTAAATCTTATTATCCTACTGTATATAATGATTTTAGTCAAGCTTCTCCAGGAAGCATGTTCATAGAAATGGCTGCGTACATCGGAGATGTATTGTCTTTTTATTTGGATAATCAAATTCAAGAAACTTTTTTACAATACGCAAAACAACCTAATAACTTATACACTTTAGCCTATATGATGGGTTATCGTCCCAAAGTTATATCTGCGGCCACTGTGAATTTAGATATATATCAACAAGTGCCTTTTAAAGTTAGCGGATCTCAAAGAATTCCAGATTTTGACTACGCGTTGACTATAGCAGAAGGCATGCAAGTACAATCTAGTGCTAATAGTTCGATATATTTTTACACTACAGATAAAGTTAATTTTTCTGTATCTTCTTCAACTGATCCGACAGAAATTTCTGTGTATACTGTAGACGCAAACAATAATCCAACTAACTTTTTATTAAAGAAATCTGCAAACGCGATATCGGGACAACTCAAACAACACACATTTTCTTTTGGTTCGGCTCAAAGATTTCCAAGCGTTGTAATTAACGATGCTAACATCGTAAGCATAATTAGCGCTGTGGACTCTAATGGAAACAATTGGTACGAAGTTCCTTACCTTGCACAAGATTATATACTTCAACCCGTAGCAAATACCAGTTCTACAGCATATCAAGTTCCATATTTTATACAAAAAACTTATACACAAAGACGTTACGTAACAAGATTCAAATCTGATGATACTTTAGAGATAGAATTTGGTCCTGGAATGAATACAGTTGCTGACACCGCGTTGTTACCAAATCCAAATACAGTTAGTGTTGGATTGACAAACGGTGGATTGAGTCAATTAAATACAGCGTTTGATCCTACGAATTTTGTAACTACACAAACTTATGGATTAGCTCCAACTAATGTAAATATTACATTTAATTACTTAGTCGGCGGAGGAGCTCAGTCTAATGTATTAGCCAATCAATTAACTATACCAAAATCATTTACTTTTACTGGTATCAATACGAGTAGAAGTAATACTGTGGCAATAAATAATCCTGAACCGGCTTCTGGCGGAGGAGATGGAGACACTATAGATGAACTAAGACAGAACTCAATGGCAGAGTTTCAAACTCAATATAGAGCAGTTACTCCGCAAGATTATATGGCTAGATCTTTAAGCATGCCCGGAATATACGGAAAGATATCTAAAGCTTTCGTAACTAAAAATGATGTTACTTTTGGAAATTATCTCAATAGTAATAAAACGCAAATAGACAATTTTGAAATAACTATATACATATTGGGGTTAGACGCTAATGGCAATCTAAGTTCACCAACTCCAGC